GAGCACCTTCCCGCGAATGGCGGCGGAGGTTTCCGCTTCCTGCATCTGAGCGGTCTTGAGCCGTTTCTCCACGGTCGCGGCGTCCACATCGGCGACAATCTGATGTTGGCTCAAGAGCTCTTTGTCTTTGAGCAGTTCTGCAAACGCGGCGTTCATCAATCCTTGCTTTGTGGTATGCCGACCGAGGAACGATTTGACGACGGGATGCTCTAAGAGTAGGGAGGCGGGAAGCGGTTGGCCAACGCGTGACGGATCGGTTTGTTCAATCGCCCGTCGTAACCGGGGAAGGTCTTGGAGCATGGCGTTCTTGAGCTCGGTGACATTGGCCGCGCGGAACTTGTCCGCTTGGGCACCGATCTGCGCGGGTTCCAACTGGCCGAGGAACTGTAATTGCACGGGGTCCAGATCCGTGTAAAGCGCCTGGAGATTGCCCGTTCGTCCCTGGAGAAACGCATCCACGATTTTTGAGGCGCCTTCAGGAGTGAGCGACCGAGCTTTCGGATCGCTTGAAAGTCCCTGGAGAAGTGCCGGACCGAGAATATCTCCATACTCCTTCCGTTCCTCGGGGGTGAAATTCTCCGCACGTTTGCCGAGCAGATCAAGAATGGAGAACGCGCCTTTCGCTGTTTCCATCCGAGACTGTTGAATCTGTGCATTGTGCATCCGCGTGGATTCCGCCAACGTCGCCTCGAACTGCGTCTGCTGCTGCGCGGCTCGTCGGTCCTCCTGCGCCATGCGTTCGCGGGCGAGGTCCTGCTCCATGAATGGCGGGGTGCGACCTTGCATTCCGTAGCCGAATCCCTGGAGCGCACGTCCGAACGTTTCGAGGGTGCTGCGGGGCTTCTCGGACGCGCTTCCGCCGATGATGTCAGCCATTGACTTTTCGATCCAGTGCGATCAGCGCGGCATGGAGGAGCCCGAGATAGTCCAAGAGATTCACATGGACGCCATCATCGGTGAGTAGGGCGGGGCTGGTTTCAAGAATGGGACCGATGTGTGGCACCCGGTCGGCATCGGTCTCCCACCGATAGCGATAGCGCACGATGGGGGTTTGTCGCACCGTCCGAAGCGCCTCTGCATGGTCGTGGACGGTCAAAGGGGTGATCGCACGCTTGACGCGAGCGGTGCTGGCTCCGAGCATGGCGCCGCCGACGGCCCCGGCGAGTTGCCCGCCAAGTTGGGTGTATCCCTGCGCCAGTTGCAACGTGCTCGGGAACTGTTGCATGGTTTGCGACCGTGGGGCGGACGCTAAGCGTTGCGCGAACAGATTCTGGGCCATCATCCCGGCTTGAGGGGCGAACGTTCCGCCCGCCAGCGCGAGCCGGTTCATAAATGCCTGCTGCTGCAACCGCGACTGGAAGTCGGCGAGGGACTGGCTAAACAACGCCTCCGTCTGCCCGACGTCCAGTTCCGCTTGGGCGCGGGTGCCTTCAAGCCCCTGAATGAACCGTCCGCTTTCTTGGAGGAACGGGGCTGCGACCGGGGAATCCGCCCGCGTCATGCCGCGCATGGCTGCGGTCTCGTTGGCGAGACGGGTCAAGTCTTCCAGGCCGCGCGTCTTGGCCGCGCCAAAGGCCGTACCCACGCGAGCTTCGGCTTCCGGTGGAAGGACCGGTGAACGCCCCTCCAGGCGTGCCAACAGGTTCTCGGTCGCTAACGCTTGCACGCGCTTTTGGGCGGCGGCTTCGGGGGACGCCGCAAAAGCCTCGCGCTCTGTTTTGGCGCCCTCTAGTTCTTCGAGTTGAAGCTGGGAGATCCGCCCGACGCGCGCCTCTTGCTCGGCTTCAAGCGCGGATTGCGCGGGCAACTGCGGTGCGGGCACCTTGATCGTGGTTTTCGGCCCGCCAAAGAGATCCGCCAACGCAATCGGGAGCCACGCGCCCACCAGCGCCACGGCACTCAGCGTGTCGATGATCATACGAACCTCCTCAAATACACCTGGGCGTCTCCCACGTAGGAGAGCCCGAACCGGCTCAGTTGCGTGTGCATCCGTGTGTTATCCGGCGCTACGTGTGCGACGTAGGCGTGGACTCCGGACGCCCGCAGAAGCGTTTCGAGGTGCTGCGCCAACCGTACGCCCACCCCGCGTCGTTGGTGCGCCCGTGCGACGGCCAGTTCTGTCACGATGCTGACGGGAGAGGAGAGCGCCGCTTGGATCAAGCCGACCACCTCACCGTCCCGCACCGCCACCAGCGTCGGGTGGGACCAGACGGTGGTGTCGAGCCCGTCGTGGCCCAAGCCGTTCTCCCGGAGAAGCGCCTGAAGCGCGGGGACGTCGGGCTCGACGGCGGGACGGATAATCATGGACCGCCCACTAATTTGAGCAAGAGCGCCTTCAGGTCCGCGACGGTGGTCGCGGCGACGATCTCCGTGCGCAGCGCTTGGCGTCCCTCCACGAAGTCTGGCACGCTTGCTCTCACGACCACTTGCCCGCCCTGCATCCGCCACTTCCACCGGTCGGCCCGCGCGGGGGGCCAGGAGGGCAGCAGGGAGGTATCGGTATCAATGAACGTGGAGGCCGGATGCACAAACCGAGCGAGAGATTTCCGGCAGGCTTCGGCTCGTTGCCCCGGTGTCAGACCGGAAGGAAACGTCGTGATGCGGACTCCGCCTCCGGGTTCTTCCCACACACGACAGTCCATGTTATTGCGCTCCAAAGAACGCCAGATAACCGCTGGCGTCGATCGGGGTGTTGGCCATGTCGGTGATTCGCAAACGCACGCCGCCCACGGTGACATCCGAAGAGGACATATGAATGGTCGAGCCTGACGTCACACCGTTGCCCACGAGCATTGCGTAGTTCACGGCGAGGAAATCTCGGTCGAACGTGAGTGTGACGTCTCCCGATCCGGCTTCGTCGGTGAGCGAAGAAATGTTGTACGAGTCCAGGAGCGTCGGTGTCGTCGTGAAACTGACCCACGCTTTCGGGACGTTCTTCGTGTAGAGCGCGTTGCGGTCTGGGGTTCCGGCGGGAATGCTGGCGGGGAGGAAGTACGTGGCGGCGACGATCCCGCCCGTATCCGCCGATCCCAGGAGCAGCGTCCCGGCGGCCTGGGTGTCCAGGTGGAGTCCCACGTTGGTATCGGCGCCGACGGCTTGGAGGTAGGGGGTGGCGCCGGTCTGCGCGTTGGAGATCTGAATGTAATTGGTGGCGTTGAGATACCCCGATGCGCGAAGCACTTGGCGCGACTGCGCGATGATGTCGAGGGTGCCCGAGACCACCTGCACGAGCCCGGTGTCGAAGTCCTGGAACGCGAGCCCCGGTACGTAGTCGGCGTTGACGATCCCGCCCGCTGTCGCGATCTGGACGTACCCCGTGCCCTTGGGAACGAGGCGAAGGGAAATGTTGGTATCCGTGCCAGCGGCTTGATACTCCGGCGCATTCCCGGCGGATTGCGACCGGAGATCGTGGTAGTTGACGCCGCCCGTCGTGCCCACAGTGCGGAGGACATCAACCCCCGCGCCCGCGACGGCGACCGTATCCGCCGCCGGGAAATAGACGCCCGTGTTGGTGTCGCCCGTGGGTTGGAGCGTGGGGCTTCCGACGGTGCCCGCCCCCAACGTGATGAGGCGGAAGCCGCCCGCATCCATGTTCGCGGTCCACGGGGAGATGAGCGAGAGCGCGTTATCGAGAATGTTCGTGTTGAGTGCATTCAGATCGGCCGCCAGGAGCACTTCGTTTGCGATGAACGTCTTGACCGCGGCAAGCGCCATCAGCGCAACTCCGCCCACGTCTGGGCCGGGGTCAGATCACGGCCGAGGATCATGGCGTCTACGTCGCCCAACCACTGCAATCGAAGGAGCCGCTCGGGCGTCCAGTCATGCTCGCTACACGACCGGCAGAACGAGGCGACGAGGAGGGAGCCGGTCCGGAGCGTGAAATGGAGTCGTCGATATTCCGGGTTATCGCGGTCGGGGTCTGTGCGCACCGCCCCGCACGTCTCACAGAGCGCCACGATTTGGAGTCCGCAGCACGCACACGTGCCAGGTTTCCGTGGGTAGGGCCACTCGCCGCACGCCATTACCGGTCCTCCATGCTAACGCCGAGCACATCGTAGTGGAACTCAAAGGCGTGCAGTTCAAGATCTTGATTGGCGACGCTTTGCGTCCAATGGAACTGGATCTCCCGAAAGTCGCCGTTCATGTCGTGCGGCGCGGTTTTGAATTGTCCGCCGCCGAGCGTGGAAACATCCAAGGTGAATGTGGCCATCAGCACTGCTCAGGAGCGCCGCGGGCGATCCGCCAGGCGATCCATGATGTTACTCCGATTCCCAAGATGATCAGACCTCCCAGAACGCTCAGAACGCTCCAAAGGCTCATCGCGCTACCCTAACACGTCCCCGCCCCCTTGACTGAGGCTCGCCGTGTCTTCCGCAAACGTATCACGGGTCCACCCAAACGCGAAGTTATACGCTCCCTTGGGCAGGATGGAGTGAAACCCGGCGTTCGCGTTTTTGAGATGCGCCGACGAGCCGAAGTTCAGAAAAGGCATTTTAACGTCCATCGTGTAGGCGCCGCTCGACGGGAGGCTCCGGTCGGCCACATCCGCGATCCGCTGGACGAAGCCCGTGGTGAGCCCCGCATACAGCCGATGCACGCGGTTGAGTTGGAGGATGGCCAGTGAATGGCCATTGACATAGGCGCTATTCCGTCCCCAGGAGAACCACCGGCCGGGCACGAAGCGGTAGTCGTAGCCCAAGACGACGTTCTTCGTGGTCCCGCCAGCTTTGGCGAAGGTCCAGAGGCAGACGCCCTTGGTGAAATAGTTCGCCGCCCAGGTCTGGTTCAGGACTGTGTGGTTGAGTTCATTCTGGTAGTAGGTCAAAATGGGCCGCGCGAGGAACGCTTCCACATAGTCCCCGTAGGCAGCGGTGGCGGCGAGAGAGTGGATACCCCGCGGGGAGGCGAATACCACGTCGTCCCCGATGGTCGTGAGCCCATTGTGGTTGAGGCTTCCCACTCCGCGCACGTAGGGCACCCGAGCGAAGGCATCGGTCCCCGAGGGGGATGACCCCGTGATCCGGTGGATGGACCCCGTGTTGGGACCCTTAAAGACCAGGAGCTCATTCTTGTGGCTCCGGAGGCCCGTGATGCGATCTCCGTCGTCGGGGTCGATGTCGATGGACCCGGCATCCCCGGCGGTGGTCCAGTCCGTGTTCGGCTTGAGCGAGGCGCAGTAGTAGAGCCGGGAGGGATTGGCCACGACCCCTGCGGCCCACGCTCGGTTCTTGTGCCACGCCCCGAAGGCGAAATTGGGCGGAGAGCCTCCGAGGTTGGCAGCGGCGGGCGTCACGGACAGCGCTTGGGGGACGTCCACGGTCGAGGTGGATGACCAGATGCTGACGTCCCCTGCCATAAAGAAGCCCGGTTCCTTGGAGTCTTCCAACCCCGTGAGGCGGCTGTCCCACGTGCCGTCCATAGCGTCCATGGAGTAGATCCGAGTGCCCACGTTCGCCCACTCGATCTGGGTCTCCGTGCCCGCCGTGCCTTGATACCAGGCGTCAAAGAATCCATGCACCGTATTGGTTCCGTCGCTGATGGCCGTCCCATTGAGCCGGGTCGAGCCCCCGACCTTGTGCGGTCCCCCGTCGAGCTCGTAGAGCAGGTTATCGGCGGACAGGAGGAACGGAATCGGCAACACGCCATTCTGCGGTGCGGCGGTAAACGAGGGGCCGAAATCCACCGACCACCCGCCCGCGAACGCGAGGATCGCTTTCTGCGCTCGGTCAGGCATTATCCGCCATCCGGTTCCGCGTCATCGTTTTCTAACTCGCCCTGCGCCCACTGCATGGTACGGTCCAACCCCCAGGCGGTCACTTTCTCCTCCCAGAACGCATCATTGGCGTCCAGCACGGCCTCAATCACCCGCCGAGGGAGGTCCGTGTGTTCCAGGAGGAACGCCATGTAGGCGTCGAGTTCCCCTGGTGGCGCCTCTTCCCGGCGGGTGAATCCGTCTTCCTCGCACTCTTCGCAGGCCATCGTCCTACTCACGCAATTCGTCCCATGCGGTTCCGGTCGTCCACCGCCCCCGACCGCCACGTCCGAAACGTCCATGTGGTCCTGCCGTGCCCAGCACATAGGGCGCTCGCCGGGGAACTAACCGGGGATGGTCTCGCTGGGGGAACGTGTCGTTGGCCATGCGTTTGACGAGATCCACGTACGCGGCGTCCGCTTCCTGGCTCCGGGTGTCGTCCCGAAGGTCCCGATACCAGATCTTGAGCGCGTACTCGACCAGCACGTGCCGGTAGCGCAGGGGCACAATGGGCTCATCGGTATCAGCCGACAGATTGAACGCGGTCGTCCCATCGGATGCCACGGCGAGATTGGCCGTGATGTACCGATAGGGCACCTGGTAGTAATTGTCGGGACGCGGAGAGAAGACCACGCGGGGGCGCGGCAGGACGTTCCCCGACGGCCCGCGTTCGATCACGGTGCATACGCGGGGCTTGCCCTGGTGGGTCGAGTTTTTGGGATAGAGGCGGTAGAACTCCATGGTTGGGATCACGGGAATGTCCAACTCCGCTGAGAAGATGCGGAGGTCCACCAGCCGGAAGAAATCGCCCGCTAGCGTGTATTCATCCTCGTAGTACGTGTAGACGCTGTTGGCGACCGGATAGGCGGAGGCGACGTTGAACCCGCCCACGTACCGAGTCAGCAGCGTCGCGGCCGTGTCGGACGTCACGGATGCCACCACGTAGACTTCGTTCTCGCCGGACACCACCAGTTTCCCGCCCGCCCGAAGGTAGGTCGTCGCGAACCCGGGGATCGTGGTGTTCCAGGTCGTCCCGCTCCCTTCCAAGGTCGTCCGAGCGGTGGACGCAATGGAGACGTGTCCGGTCGTGTACGCGCCATGGGTGATCAGCACGTCATGGCGCTCAGCCCACGGCCAGTTCTGTTGAATGTGAAGGTCGTGGTTCGCTTGATTGATGTACCGTTTCGCGTAATTGGAGTTTGTCGTCGACGGCGTTCCAGACCCCAACGTGTTGCGGACACGATTCAACGTGTCGCTGTAGAGATCGGCAAACGTGATGGGGGTGGTGGTCGCGCTCATGGCGTGAACCCCGCGATCAGTTCAAGGATGCGCGCCACGGCCGACCAGTTGGTCTCCGCTTTCGGGTTCTCCAATCCCCGCCGGATCTCGAAGTCCAATCGCTGAAACTCCCGGTGCGCCACCGCCAGGGCGGCGCACTCTTCCACGGGAAGCGTGCGGGCGGCGCACTTGGCGTCCTGCCGTGCCTTCCAGTCTCCATAGTAGGTCCGAAGCGTGGCGTACACGTTCCGCGCTTGCTGGAGCGGCACCGCCACCGTGTTGGGCTCTTGTTGGAGCCCCGCACACCCTCCTACTAGACTCCAGCATAAGACCCACACGCTGAATCGTCTCATTCTGCGCCTCTAACAAGGCCGCCGACGGCGAGGCGTCGGTTTCCGAGGGAAGAGCGGCCGGGGGAAGCCCGGTTCCGCCATGTGCTCGGATTCCCGGGGCATTCCGGCCCGTTGGCGGAGCCAATCGCCCAGCACCGACCACGGGAAGACCGCCGGATCGAAGGGTGGTGGAGGCGGGATGTTCTCGAAGATCCACGCCGGGAGTGGCTCATCGGTCGGAAGCCAGATCCGCCGGGCACGGGCTCGGTAGGAGGCCCACAGGGCGTCCAGAGCCGCCGTAATGAACCGGGGATCGAAGGCGAAGTCAAACTGGGTCCATGAGGGTTGGTCGGTGGGGAGCCAGACTCGGCGCCGGAGGTCGAGAGACACCCAGCGAGGCTCGATAGCCGGCCAAAGGGCCGGGTTGAACGGGGAAGCCAGCCAAGCGTCGCTCGACGGCTCCGTAACCCGCCAGGTTGGTCGGGGCTTCGCGCGATAGGTGTCCAGTTGGCTCTGAAAGGCCGCCCAGAGGAGTCTGGGATCGCTTTGCCAGGTCCATGCGGTATCGGCCACGTCGCCTTCGCGCCAGTCCGGTCGAGCCTCCGCTCGGTAGGATTCGACCAGGAATCGGATGGCGGAGAGAAATGACAACTCGAAGGTGCTCGGAACGGAGAACATCCAGGCATCGGCCGGCGTATCCCAGACGCGCCACGAGGGCCGTGGGGCGGATCGGAAGGACGCCCGGAGTCCCTGCGTGGACGCCACAGTAAACATCGGGTCAAACGGGAAGTCTCGGAGAAAGAGATAGGGCTCGCTAATGAGTCGTTGGAACCGTTTTCGGCTCTGAAACGCCTCCAAGAGAAACCGGATGGCGGGCATGACCACCCGGGCGTCCAAGAGGCCAAACGGAAACTTGTAATCCTTGACACGCGCATCGGGACGCTTGCCTGTTCGATAGGACCCGGCCAAGAAGTCATACGCGGCCCATGCCGTGGTCGGATCAAACGCGGGTTGCGCGGCCGATTCTGGTCCTCCCGCCAGTTTTCGACCAGGAAATCGTCGCGCATCCCAGACATGCGAGATGCGGATCTGGCGCTCCCACTGGAGGAGTTGTGCAATCGCGGGCCAGAACGTGGCATCGAACGTGGAGACAATATTCTGGCTCCACATCGGGAGGTCGGCCACGCGCCAGGACGGACGAGGCCCCATTCGGAAAGAGGCCGTGAGACCATCAAACGCCGCACGGGCCGCCCGAGCGATGAAGACCTGGTGTATCCAGGCATCGTGGGGCCACCCGGCCACGAACCATGAGGGACGAGCGCCCACTCGATAGGACGTGGCCAACTCGTGAAGACTCGCCGTTGTGAATTGTGCATCGAAGGAGAAATCCTGGGTGAAGGTGGGTTGATCCACCACGCGCCAGCGTGGCCGAGCGTCCACACGAAAGGACGCGACCAAGAGATCCAACGCGCCCCGAGCGGTAATCGGGTCGAACGCCCCCAGGATCGGAAAGATCCATCCCACGTCGATGGGGTCCACAATCCATCGGCTGGAACGCGCAGGAGTTCGGACCGCGCGTTGCTCCACGCCCGGCCAAAGTTCGTGGCTATAGGTCGCGCCGAACCGGAACCCGGAAACCGGTTGGTCCAATCGGAGCCGAGTCGGTGGAGCCGGTGGTCGGAAACTCCCGCCCCGAGTGTCCACGGCGGGCCAGAGCTCATGGGTGAAGACCGCACCGAAGGGAATGCGCTGAGGTTGATCCAGTGGAAAGACCCCGAGTCTGCGCGAAGCGCGAAACGAGCGAGCCAAAGCTTCAGCAGGCACTCGGAGATCGGGCGGGAGCGTTTTGAAGATCCACGCGGCTTGTGGCTGGTCCAGAAGCGCATAGACGGTCGGGCGTCGGCGTTCTCTGGCACGCTCAGATCGGCCCAGGCGGTCGATGCCCGGCCAGACCACCGCGTTGAAGACAGTGACTTCAAAGGCGCCGAAGCGACCCGTTGTGCCGCGCGGATGGAGGCGGCGAAGCACCCGGGTCTGCATTTAGCCAATCCCCACTCCCATGACTTCTGTCCGCTCACACCACGTCTCGGTGACGGCGCTTTCCACGACCAAGGTCTCGCTGGCTTCCGTGGTCAACTCCTCGCTGGCTTCCGTGAGGATGGCATAGGAGTCTGGCATGTTACGCCGTCCGCTTCCAGAGATAGACCACGACATACGGCTGGACGTTGGCGTGCGCGCCGCCGCCGCCGGTGTTCTGGTTCGTCGCCGTCGCGTTCTGGTTGGTCGCCGTCGCGTTTTGGTTGACAGCGGTGGCGTTCTCCGTATTGACGGCCGTGTCCACGGTGGACGAGGTGTCAGAGGTTCGTGCGATCAGCGTGGTCGCGCCCCCCGTCGTGGCGCTTCGTTCTCTTAGCGTTTGATGGAGGTGCGCGTTCTGCGTATGGGTGTGGGCATCCTGGGTGTGCGTGTGCGCATCTTGCGTGTGGGTGTGCGAAGGCATCTCCGCCGTAGTCAGCGTGACGGTCTTGGCCCCGCCGGTCTCCTCCACCACGTCGAAATCCGGGTCGCCCGTGTCGATCCCCACGAGCGTCCGCCCGGTGCCGAAGGCACTCCACGTTCCAAACCCCAGGAGCGTATTCGGGTTGGTCGCCACCACGGCGATGAACACCGACCCCACGGGCCACGCGAGGGAGAGGGTATCCGCGACCGTGAACTGCTTCGTCGTGCTTGATTGGACTCCCGGGAAGACGTCCGTTGCCGCCACGGTGCCGCTCGGGAGCGCGGAGATCTTGACGACGGCCATCAGATATCCTGCCGCCCGATCATGCCGCCGGTACTGGTTTGAAACCGTACCGCCATGATTTGCGCGGTGCTGGGACCCGCCGCCGACAGCCGGGTCGTGTTCTCGATGCCCAGCGGAACGGTGTCGATCGTGCCTACGGCTCGACTGGTCTTGAGCGTTGCCGAGAATTGACCGCTCGTCAGGTATAACTTCGAGGCCTGAATCCCCACCCACGGCGTATTAGTCTGATCCCAACTGATTCCCTGGACTTCATTGTCTATGAGGCTCATAGATCGGCTGGTCTTCATCGTGGCGGAAAACTGGCCAGATTGGAGATAGAGCTTCGCGGACGTATACCCACAATGGGGCGTATTGGTGCCGTCCCAACTGATCCCCGAGTGTTCGTCCTCCGTCACGGCGCGGCTCGTTTTAATCGTCGCCGAGAATTGGCCCGATTGGAGCAAGAGCTTCTCACTCGTGGGGAGATCAGAGTAGGTGATCCAGGGGGTATTTGTGCCGTCCCAACTCAGATCGCTGATCTCCGTATAGGCCGCGGCGCGACTGGTCTTCAATGTGGCCGAGAACTGGCCCGATTGAAGGTAAAACTTGTTGTCGGTATCTCCCGACCACGGGCTATTCGTCCCGGTCCAGGCGATGCCGCTGGGGGACGTATCCACGGCCCCAACGGCTTGACTGTCTTTCATGGTGGCCGAGAATTGTCCGGACTGCAGGTACAGCTTGTCATCGTTCGCGCCGCACCACGGGGTGTTACCGGGCATTGGCGGGCTCGATCAGGCCCTTGAGCGCGAGGGCCACATCATGGAGATCGATTTCTTGGTAGTGACGGCACGGGTAGTCGTAATGACACCAAATGGCGAACCCGGCCCGCCGCACCCGCTCGCAGAAAGACAGGTCGTTGCCCTTATTCACCGTGCCATCGGGATAGAGAGTTCGCAGAAACGCCCCCGCCCGCATCTCCGGGGGATTGAAGACGCGGCGGGCCACGAGGAAGCATCCCGTCCCAATGGCGTCCACGCGCTGCAGCCCCTCGCGGGGGACGTGCTCTCGGTAGGCGTCCGTCGAGGCGTCGTAATCGTATCCGTTCCAATACAGTGGCCGTTCGCCGGGCAGACCTGTCCAATGCCAGATGGGCGTCGGCAACCCGACCAGATCGAGGTCAAGGTCAACCAAATCAAGCGGGTTCTGCGTCGGCGGGTTATCCGCGTCGATAGAGAGCCAGGCGTCCCATGGGCCGTTCCAAAACTTCTGCACGATATGATGCTGATTGTTCTCGTAGGGCCGCTGCGCGGGGAAATCGAAGGTGAGCGCATACCGCCGGTCTGCTTGAAGCATGAGCAATCGCTGAGCTACGTGGGCGTGGACCCAATGCTCGTTGGGCACGGTGACGAGAACGCTAGAGCGCAAACTCCACTCCCATTCGCCCCTTGGCCGTCGCCCATCGCCGCAGAGGGTTCCGTCTGACGCCGGGCTCAGGATCATCGGGATCAAGCGCTTTCACGATCTTGCTATCGAGGGCCGCAAGCCGAGCCGCATCCAGCGGACGAACGTCTTTCGTGAGTTGTCGCTCTGTGAGGAGCGCCTGGAGCACGCGCTCGTCGCGCCGCTCATCGCTCACGTTGATCATCGCCCGGTTGTCGTAAAAGTCTTCCGCTTCCGCCGCCGTCAGAATGGTCACGAGACTAGGAAATGTCGCCACGGCCTCCGCCGCGAATTGCGCCGTGACCAATCGCATCCCCCACTGCATCCCCACGGGGCTGTCGGGCGTGTCGTCATCATGGCCGGACGTCTGGTCATAGCACCAGCGCGGGTTCCCGAACGTAAATTGGTTGACCGCATTGTCGATGTCCTGCCGAGCGGCATCAGCTGAGACGAGCGCCGCAATCATTGGGAGCCGTTCCCATGCAGGATGATCGGCATGGCCATTGGGGCGGAGCGCGATCTTCACTTTGATAGGAACCACCGGTATGGCCATGACGCCTCCTTTGTTATCCGATATAGAGGACTGAAACTCCGGCTCCAGCGGGTTCAGGTTCGGGTTCCGGCTCAGGTTCAGGCGTCCCACCGCCGGGGAACGCTCCCGCATCCACCACGGCTCCGGTCGACACTCCGCCCACCCGACCGAGGTTCTTGGCGGGCGATGTCGCTTGAAGTTGAAAGCCCGCGAACGATGTCAGCGGTCCCACGAACAATGGGTCGCTCCCTTCCAGCGAGTTCTGATCGTACCCGTGCCCCGAGGCTTGCCACGCCGCAAAGGTGCTATAGGTTTGGTTACACCCGCCTGTGCCGTGCCCATAACGCGCTTCAAATCCGGTCGTCCGATTGTAGAGGTTATAATTCCAGATGCTGATGAGAACGCTGGCCCCGGTACAGTTCGGCGTGTCGTCGTAGGTCAGCACCTCCCGCGTGGCCGTCCCAACCCGGTAGCAGATGTTGTTGTACGCCTTGAAGGTGGTGCTTCCTTGGTACTCCGGGGATTGCATGGCCACAGCGGAATAGTTGTAAAAGACGTTGTTATAGACCTCCATGTTGTTCACTTGCCCCGCATCGCCGCCGGAGTCCTGTTTGAGTCCGCTGCCGGTTGTATCGAACACATTCTCGTAAATCTTGAACGCATTGATGAGATCGCCGGGCGCGAAACTCACGCCCGCCCCATAGGACGTAAGATCGTGAAGATAGGACGTGGTAAGCGTAATGCCGTCCAGATCTCCGGTTGCTGTCTTCAGGTGAAGCCCCGCGGGCGCGTCGTAGATCTCGCAATTCTGGATCGTGACGTCGGTGCTCCCGTAGATCGTGATGCCCGTTGCGTTGGCGTCGTCCGCACTATTGTGAATGTCATACAGGAGACAGTTTTCGATGAGCACCGCCGTGGGCGTTTCGATACGGATCGCGCTCACGTTGTCGGCCGCCGCAAGGTTCGCCCCGTGAATCACACAGTTTCGTACGATGATGTTGTTGGGACTCCCCCGAATGCCCATGAGGTTCCCCGCGCTATTCGTCACCTCGATGCCATCGAACACGATATAGTTGCTGATAAAATCATCACTGATGCCCAAGATCGCATTCGACCCATTGGAGGAGCCATTCAAGATCGGCGTTTCATTGGGGAAACTCCGAACCGTGATTCGATTGGCCGCGGTCCCGTTCTGGCGGGTGTGGACGGTGGGCTTATTATGCGAACTCCACGTTTGGGTCACGATCACATAGGTGCCCCCACGCAGGTAGATCGTATCTCCCGGCACGAACGTCCGCGTGGCAATAGTCCACGGATTCCGCCACGGCAAATCCTCACTCCCGGGATTTGCGTCGTTTCCCGTCGTGCTGATGAAGTAATTCGCCATGCGTCAATGAACGGAAAGAGACGCCTCTCCCTCGACGCCCTTTCCGTCCGTCGTTCAGGAAGTGTTTACGGCTCCCAAAAGTGCACGGCCCCGTCCACGGCGCCGGCGGCATCCGAGATGACGCCGAAGAAGACCGCGTTCTCGGTGTTGGCGTTGTGGATGACGAGGCCTTCGCCCCTCGGGACCGCCCACCGCATGCCGCCGCGCTGGTTGAAGCCCCAGAGAAGCGGATACACGGTGCCCAGCGTCGCCGCCGGCTCGGCGGAGAACTCCACCGTGGCCGCGATCCGGGCCGCGTTGGAGATCTCATCGAACGGTTCCGGCGTGAAGGACGTCCCGGTCCCGTTCCCGGTCGGGTCGGATTTAGTCACCCGCGCTGTATGCTGGCGGTCGGCCGCCGCGGCGGTCCCCGAGCCCGTCATGATGAGCTCGATGATCTCGCAGGTCTCACCCGTGCCATCGGCCAGCAAGGACACCGCTGTCTTGATCGTCGCGGCGGTGGTGAAATTATCAAACGACACCCCGTACTTACCCAAGTAAATCGCGCCTTTACGCTGTGTTGGTTAAGAGTTTACTCCTACTCTTCATCGCCGATCCCGTTCTGGTTTAGTCACCCACTCGAACGTCGCCGCGGGCAACGGTTGCTCAGAAAGCAGGGGTGCCCGCATCGTTCCCCACTTCAGGACACGCCCGCACCGTCGGCACGAGCGCTTGTAGACGTACACGCCCGCCCGGTGGGAGGCTTGCGTGTCCGTATCGGTTTCGCCGCAGTGTTTGCACCAATCGACGCCCATCGACACAAATGGATTGCCTCCGTGCTGCCCGACCCGCTGCCAGGCGTTCAGAGCCGCCATACGGGCTCCACGGCGAGCAGGTGGCGCGTTCCCTGCGCCTCACGCTGGCGCGTGATCGGATCGAAGGTGGTCGCGACAAACGCGCACAGGTCGCGCACCAGTTCGGTCGGCATCTGACCGCCGTCCCACGCGCACGTCGAGCAGGAGACCGCGCCGTCCTCCCGGTATTGGATCACCACTTCGTAGGTCAGCGGGGGACCCAAGAGCGTAGAGTGGGGAAACTTCATAGCCCAGCGTCCTTCGACAACTGCTTCAACTTCGCCAACCGCGCCTCGTACTCCGCCTTCAACGCCTGGCCCTCGGCCCGGATACGGAGCGCGTCCGCATGCAGGGCCTGCGCCTCCTGTGTGTGGGCCGTGACGGCCGACTCCCGCGCGTGAAGCGCCGTCTGGCGCGTGGTTTCCTCTTCTTGCCACGCCCGCCGAGCTTCCTCGACCGCCGCCGCCTGCTGAGCCAACGACCGTTCCTGATCCGTCCGCTCCTGCGCCACCGTCGCCCGCAACGCCTGCGCCTCGGCTTTTGCGTTCCGCAACTCCTCCGCTGCCATGTTGCGATCGGTGGACGCGGCCACCCGCGAGCGGTCGATGTCGTTGGCATCGGCCACCACCCCGATCAAACGGAGGCACTCGGCCTGGTGCGCCTCCAACGCCTTGAGCGCCGCATCGTACGCCTCGCCATTCCGGACAAACTCCAGGAGCGACCGGAAATCTGTGACACCGGGGATCGTGGGCACCTGTGGGGCGCGCATTAAAGCACCTCCCCCGACCAGCTCCGGCGCACGAGCCCCAACCGCTTCATCCCGGCCTGGGAGTGCGCGGGCGCCCGGCAGAGCTTCACCAGCGCGCGGGGGTTGGTCCCTTCGAGAATCACGTAGCACCCCTTCGCGACCGAGGCGGGCATGTCGGCCGGGTCCACGGTCTCGTTGTTCGCCGTGTTCCGGATCATCGTGATCACCCGCGCGTTGGCTGCCAGATACCCCGTCGCCCGGTCGGTGTCGAGCACCGTAAGGCGGTTGTCGGTGGCGGCCCCGGCCAAGAGCTTCACGTTATCAATCACGCCAGGACCCACGAACGCGAAGTCCGTCGCGACCAAGAGTTTCGTCGTTTCCCACCGTCCCAACGTCGGATAGAGTCGGGCGTCGTCGGCAATGAACTCATCCAGCAAGATCGTGCCCGTCGTCGTCGATACGGTATCCTGGGTGCCGAGCACCACTTGGCCGACAGAGGCATCCGCGCCGCCCGTCATGATGATGTCGCGGGTCGCGACGTTCAGATTCCCGTTTACGTAGAGCGTGGCCGCCCCGTTGTCTTGGCGACCGAGCGCGTCCCCCTCGCTCGGAAGGTTCGCAGGCTTTGCGGACAACTCCAAACAATGCCACCGGTTCGTCTGGAGCTGCGTGCCCAGATACGCTGCCCCGCCCTGGTTGCCCCCCACGCCGATCTGGTAGTAGGTCGTCGCCCCTCCGGTGAAGTCCGACCGGAGGTAGATCCCTGTACGCACGGTGTTGGACGTGGGCGATTGAAGCTCCAAGATCGCAAACTCATCGGCCGCCGTGGTGGAGAGTTCGACCACATTCAGATAGAACCGCGACCACGCTTCGGAGGCGGAGGCGATGTTCACGTCCCCTTCCGTGAGCGTATGATCGTTGGCGTCGCCCAAGACGATACGCACGCAGTGCGCCCCCTGCCACGGCACCGCGGAGGACTGCGGCATCCCCGCGAGTGCGGCGTAGTTCACCACATCCAAGCGCGTCCCAGTATCGGACTCCGAGTCCCACTCCTTGACCGCCTGAAAGGTCTCGAAATTGGAGTAGTATGTGTACGGGAAGGGCACGAGTCCTCCTCAGTCGCTATCCAGCGACCATCAGGATGGCGTGAGTCCCAATCGCTTCAACGTCTCCGGGTTCTTGATCTGGCCCTTGGCCGCTCGGGCACGAAGAAGACGGTCTCCCTCTTGCTGACGCTGACCTTCGGTCATTTTCACCATATGCTTCGCCCGAGGGTCAACCGCTTTTTGATGCTCGCGCTCCTTGATTTCCCCGACCGCGGTGCGTGCCGTCGGGTCTCCCAACGGCCAGTTCTCTTTCGCCTGCGGCGTCATGGCGAACCCGCCGGGAATCTGCGCGTCCACCCGCGAGAACCCCGCGTACCCGCCGGGCCGGTAGGGCTCCAGGTTCGCGGCATCGGGATCGGAGGGGTCGAGCGCCAGCCGGGCGCGCTTAACGGCCAGGATCGCACGCTTCACGCCCTTGGACCCCTCCCCGCGCTGGTACGCGCGCAACGCCCCCGCCGGGTTCCGTTTCATCACATCCAGCGGCGGCATCGCAGGACGGACCACCTCTTCCAGCACCTCGTTCGCCAGCCGATGAATGTCGTCCTTTTTCTTCCCGTCCGTGATCGGCTGGGGCACTTGGGTCGCGATCATCTGGCGGAGTTCCCGCGCCCGGCGCCCAGCCCTGGCACGGTCGCCCCCCTGCCACGCCGGAGCCCCGACCATCGCGTCCAATCGCGCGATCTCCTCCTCGTGGCTCTGGCGCACCAGAGACCGCATCGGGTTCCGAGGCTGATCGGCCGTCAGAGATTCCAGCTTCTTCAGCGCATCACTCATACCGGGACTCCTTCCATGTGTGAATCTGCCAGCGAGACCGAGGTCAGTGGCCCGCCGGGTGGCGGAGCCGTCATCGTGTCCGGCAGCGTCGAGGCCAACCGGATCAAAAGCAGCCGGATCTCCGGCGGGGTCCACTGCCGCCCCGAGAAGTTCTGAAACTGCCAGTCGATCCGCAAGTCGTCCATCAGCGTCATCGTGAATTCCAGCACCGGAGCCGGCCCCAAGAGACGGCTTGTGTGGATCTGCATGGCGCTGCCATTGGCGCTCATCGCATAAGACCGATCGCAGCCACAAGCGCCAGGGTCGCCGTGGGCGCCACCCGAAGTGGGAAGTTGAGCGTCATCGCCGTCCCCGCCGTGAGGAGCATCCCCACAAAGAGATTGCCTCCGGTGAAAGATGGCCACACGCTCCACAGCCAGAGGCCCAAAGCCACCGCACCGACCACGCCGTATTCATAGAACGATTCCAGGTAGTCGTTGTGCGCTTCCGAATACACTTCCCGGAGCCCCGCATGCGACATCCATTTCCGAGCATCCAACTGGAACGCCCCCGCGCCGTGCCCGATCAGCCATTCGGGCCATGTCCCACACCGGGGAAGGGTCGCTCGCCACACCGCGATCCGGCCCTTCCACGGCTTCACGATTCCCGTCAGCGCATACCACCGACCCCAATGTCCCGGCCGGAGGTCTCGGTCGGCTAAGGGCGTCTGCCACCGGAGCCAGGCGCTCGGCCCAAACCGGTACAACGCTCCTAAGAAAAAGAAGACAACCGCCCCCGTCCACAGCGAGGGGGCCATCCAGAGCACGCCCACCGTCATGGCCAACCCCGCCACCAGGGAGTTCGACAGCAACACCCCCACGCTGAGCGTGCCCACCAGCGCCCAGTGCCAGGGCCACGGCACAAGCCCCAACGCCAACGGCGCCAGCATCGCCAGATAGATCCCATACCCAGTCCGATGGCCCAACGTGCCGTGGATCATGCCCGCGCGCGTGGCGAGCACCCATGACCGGAGCCGGGGCCACTGGCGCCACTGAATGACCCCCATCGCCACCTGGAGCACTCCCACCCCCAGCGCAAGCCAGAGCGCCCCCTGAAAGGCCCAGGACGGTACCTGAAGCCCCATCCAGATCCCCATCGCCACCAGCGGCCAGAGCGTGCCTCCCGCCAGCCGGGGGGTCCCCCAGCGGTAGACGAGCGTTTGGCTCTCGTCTGACCTCCCTAGCGCGAACATCGCCCACCAGAAGGCCGAGAGCCCCGCCAGGAGCCCCAACGAGGGATGCACCGCCCCCGCGAACAGCACCCCCGTCACCAGCCGGAAGCAGTCCGCCGGGACGACGCGGGGGGACCACACCTGCCGGGTGGGCCAGATCCAGACCGCGGCGTACACCGCTAGTGGTAACAGCGCCACCAGTCCAATCCATACCCCTCCCCATGTCGCCCCCATCCCGGTGCTCCCGAGTCATCACGTTACGTGGTGGTCGTCACCGGGACGTTGGCCTGTCCGTGCCCACCCATCACGAGGTTATCCGCGAGACCCAGCGAGATCGCCTGCGTGCCGAATCCGTCGAACACCGTCGCGAAGGTTGCCGTGTTCCGCGTGAACCGAGAGTTCGTGATGGAGAGTGAGTCTGCCGTGTCCGCCGCGTAGTTATGCTGCGGCCCCGACACGCAGACCGTCATCGTGCCCGAGGATGTCCACACGCAGGCGTCCATCAGGGACTGATCCACGCTCGTCGCCACCGCCACGGGGGTCGCCCACGTGCCCGCGTCGTTGTGGAACGTCAGATGCTGGGCGCGCACGGAACAGGTCGCCAGCAGCAGCGCCTCCCCGTTGGCCCCGTTCGACCAGAACGTGATGCGCTCCAGATAGGCGGTCGCTTCCGCCGAGATCGAGGTGCCCATCCGGGCGGTCCCGGTGCCCCCGCGCCGGTTGGCGAAGTCGATCCCTCGGTTGTCGCGGGAGATCGCGTCGTTATATCGCATGTCCACGAAGAGATCGTGGAAATGGAGATTGTCGAGCGCGCCGGCGGTCTGGAAGCTGACTGTCGAGGTCCCGCCTTCGCCCACGAGCGTGAGATACCCCAGTTCCACGTTGGACGCCGTGATATTGATGAGTTCGTCGGCGGTCCCGCTGATCGAGAGCGTCGAGAGTGGACGCAGCCCGACGCCGCCGTAATACGCCTGCATGCCCACTACGCTCACGCCCGCGACGTCCAGATCCTGGGTCGCCGTGACCGTGTGGGTGCCCGCTAAGAGGAGAATGGTGTCCCCAGCGTTGGCCGTGCATGACGCCATCGCGCTGTTGATCGTGCGCTTGGCGCGGTTGGGCGCCAGCCCGTCGTTATCGTCGGAGGCCGAATACGTCCGTCCGTCGATCACGTAGGACGCGGCCGGAGCGACGAAGAACACCCGGCCCTGGCGGGCGGGGACGCTCCCCCACATCGTGCCGTATTTGGTCAAGAACATGTGGCCCTCTCCTCATTCACGCCGGGAACAGCTCCGGTGCCCTGGAGGCCCAGCGAATTCCTGTGTTTACGGCAAGCCCATCTTTTTTGGATGGGAATGCAGAATGGGCGACTTCGCTTTCCGGTTCCAGCCGACTGACCCACCCGGGCCGGCGCTCGGCCAGTTCGTGGTGGTCTCCGAGACCGCGCCGCCAGACGGCTTTGACCCTTTCCGAGCCGCAGGCGGTTTCGACAGCGCCCGTGTCTTGCGCTCGCTGAACTCGCTATAGAACCTACTTGCCATACCGCTTCCCTTTCTTCGTGGCCACTTTCTGGGCGGACCCATGCGATAACCCGGTGGCGTGGGCGTAGTTCTTGTGAACGGGCCAGCCCTTCCCGGGCGCTTTCATCTCCCCGTGTCCGTGCTTCATCCTCGGTATCCTTTCTTCTTGGAGGGCCGACCGCCCCCGGCGATAAGCCCGAAGAGCCCACGCTGCTTCTCTGTGAGCGAGTGGCCGCGCGCTTCGCCCTCGCGGAGCATCGTCTTCGCTTTCGATCGACTGAGACGGGCGGGGGAATGCGACACCACCGCCCGCCCCAGCATGACTTCGGGCATCACGACACCTGTGAAGCCAGAATCCAGCGCCAGTCGCCGTAGCCCAGCGAATGCCGCCCGTAGAGACGCCATTTCCCGATAATGGTGTCGAGCTCTTCCACCATCGCGAACTCGGCGTCGATGCGCTGCACCCACTTGAGGAACCGCTTCATCAGGCTCGTGTCGTAGAGGAACCAGTTGTTGACGTCGTTGAGATAGATCCAGTCGGAGGTCTTGTAGCGCCCTCGGTTGATGTTGGCGTTGTTGTTCGCGGTGTCGGGCTTGCCCTCCGACTGCGTGATCTCGTAGGCATCGCCCTCCAGATCCGGCGGGATGAGCAACCCGTCGGGCATGAAGGAGGCGATGTTCCCGCGGTCGTCCCGGAAGTTCCGGAACTGGATGCGGGCCGCCTGGAGCGCCACCGCTGTCAGGCTGGAGGTCGTGAGGTTGTCGAACCCCGTGGCCGTCGAGACGCCCGCCGCGCGCGTGGTGTGGCTGTCCGAGCAGAGAGCAACGGCATCGCCGCCGGTTTGCCACGTGGTGTCCACAGAAAACGCGTTGTTGAAGGTCGAGGCGGCGTGCTTCTGGCGCGTGCGGGCATAGGCCTGGGCCAACCCGCGGGGCTTATCGTCGATGATCCCGAACTGGGCATCGTCGAAGAGCTTGCGCTCGATCTGGAGGCCCGAGGCGTACTCCTTATGGGTCAGCGTGGTATCGTACCCTTCGTTCACGTCGTCGAAAACGACCGAGCCCGTGAACTCCGGCACGTCGCCGAATGTCCCCATCTGAGACATCCGGTAGGTGTCCTTGGTCGGGGAATCCCCGCCCGTGACGACGGTGTAAAAGTCGCCGATCCGGTCGGGTTCCTGCGCGTACTCGTCGTTGAAGATGACCGCGAACCGGGGATCGAGGACGTCCGGGAACGCGGTCGATCGGAGAGGGACTGGCATGTGTGATCTCCTCCGTTACGTGGTTTCGCGCCAGATGTGGTCGTCGAACAACGCGTACACGAATGACTGGCGTCGCGCGTGCGAGACCGACGCGGAATCGAACTCCAAGTCGAACACGCGGAGATCGGCTCCGGTGCCGACGGCAATGTCCTGGCGGCCTTCTTGAAGGTTCGTCGTGAGGTTGATGTTGTCGCCCACGACGTCGGCGGGCGTCCACGGCACCGCAATGAACTGATCGCCGGCCGCGATGTCGTTCAGGAACGGGACCGTCACCGTGTAGACGGTGGCCGAGGTGGTCGTGATCTTCCGGCTCTGGCCGAGGTTGGCGCCACTGACGCACGCAATCGTCCCCTCGTCCTTTTCCTCCGAGTTCGGGGCATCGTCGCCCGTCGTGATGGTGATGCCCGTCCCCGCGGTATTGGCCGCGGAGTTGGTCGTCACTTGGAGCTGCGTTCCCGCCGTCGTCGTCCGCCCCATCCGAATCCGGAGCACCGCATCGGGGTTCACGAGGAGCGATACGACCGCTTCGGCGTCGCCCTGCGTGGTGGAATAGGTGGTCGTATCCATCGAGAGCCCCACCTGGTCCGCGGCCGTCGTCGCGAGTCCCAGGACGACCCCGGCCCCGCCGTCCGCCGTGATCGTGGCGTAGCCGCCCACCGCGGCAAACGTGGACGCGGACTTGTACCGCTTGATTATCGGAGCGCCTCCGCTCAGAAGGTAGGCGAGATTCATCGAGCATTCTCCCGGGCCAGCTCGTGGCCCCGCCCCCACCGCCCCTTGCCGGAGCGATGAGGAAAGTGGCCCACGAACGCCTGATCGGCGCCGTGGACGAAGTTGTGGCACTTCACGTAGTTCGCGTTGCATCCTAAACAGCGAGCGATGGACCACCGATAGAACGGCTGAACCCACCGCTCGTAGCCGTATTTCTTGGGATTGAACTTGCCGACGCAGCCGTCGCAGAGGGTGATGAATTTCTTCAGTTCCGCTTGGTCCGTGAGCCACCCGCCGGGGACGCGCCCTCCCGGGCGCCCCCGATCCTCCCAACTGCCCACCTCGCGCCGCACCGACTGACGAGGCGTCAATCCCGTCACCGGCACCAACACGAGCGGATGGCCCATTACTTGACCTCGTAGCCCTGGTTCTGCAACCGCAGACGCCCGGCCGCCCGAGGCGGCTTGTAGGCTTTGAACTCTGTGAGCCGCTGCTCGGGCGTGTAGTGCATCTGATCCCAGAATTCCACCAGATACTGTGGGGCGCCCTTCAGCGGGTCCTGGGTTCCGGACGCGGCCCCACCGCCGCTCGACCGGCCTTCGATGCCCCCGCCGCTCCCCGCCGCCTGGCGGCTCGCGTCCTGCTGCCGTTGGGTGGATTCCACGCGCTCCGGGGTGCCATACACCTCTCGCAGCGCCCGGCGCGCCAACCGGGGATCGGTCCCGACCCAGCCGGTTTCCCGCTGGATCTGACGGGCCGCAGACAGCACCCGCGCGTCTCCCAGGGCATCGGGCTTGGCGGTGAGATACCGGTCCACCTCACCCTGCGCGTCCTGCGCCAGTTGACGCGACTCCCACTCCTGCGTCATCTGCTGGCGCCCTTCCTGCACCCGCTGGTAGGCCAACTGATCGGCCATCGCGGCGGGCGTGATGCGCCCCGCGTCCACCATCGCTTGCAACTGCGGTGGCGTGTAGGTGGCCGGCGGGGAGGGCGCAGTGCGCTGCTTCTGGACATCCGCCAACTGTTGCTCCAGCAACTCGGCCCGCGCCTTCGCGGCCTTCATCTCACCGTAGACTTCATTGAACCGGACCCCGCCCTCGGCGAGCGGGTGCGTCTGGGTCTGACCACTTTCTGCGGTCGATTGACCACTTTCAGTGGTCGATCCCTCTGCGGCCGTCTGCGTCGTCTCTGTCGTGGATTCGTCAGCCATTTCTTTCTCCCTTCGCGCCTTTCTCGGTGGCGGCCCGTTGGCCACTCCAGCACGTCTTTCCGTGGTGTCACTCCCCGGCGACGGGAGACGTCTCGCCTGAGCCCAAACAAAAACGGCCCAATCCACCGCACCGTGCACGGTGAACCGGGCCGCCTTGTCGGCGTTCGCCCCCATCCGGTGGCCGCCGGACGGGTGGGCAATCCGTGAATCGCGTTTAGTCTATGGAGTCTCCTCCGGGGCTGTCAAGATCTGCGCCGCGTCCCGGATCAAGGCCAGCACCGCCTGGTAGACATGCACTTCCGCCTGGAGTCCCCGGGCGCGCATCTTCTGCTCCGTGATGGCGTCTCCCAACGCGTTCCCGTACACGATCTCCCGGGCCAACGCCTCGTGCTGGCGGGTGGCGGCTTCCAAGCGCTCGGCCACCTGCCGCCGGTACCACTCCCAGCCGGGGTGGGTGAGGAGTTCTTCCTGGTGCGCCGTCTCGATGTCGGCCTGGATCTCGCGGGCGAGACGGGCGGACGCGTTCAGTTTCTGAACACGGGAGAGATATTCGTGAACGAGTTCGGCCATTTACGTTCCCCCGCCACTCTGCCGCTTTTCCCATACCACCCGCGCGCTTCCATCCTCGTCAACTTCCACAGCAAGTTTGTCCTTGGTTAATGACGGATATCCGGCTTGTAAGAGAACGAATTGACGAATCGCATCCACGACTTCATACACGGACAAATTCCACACATACCGTTGAATGGTTTCATGCTGAACGTTCGTTTCCATTTACGCGCCCTCCCCAAAGCTATCGGTCGAAGAACCCTGTCGTTGTCTGACGCGCGCTACCGCAAAACATCGACAGCACACCCCGACCGTGCGACGATCCCCGGCCAAGGAAGCCCGACAATCAGGATCACTCTGGTGATGCAAACAGTGCCCTTCCTTTTGGCACAGAGCGTCCGTGAGAGGAGATGGAAAATCTTTTCGTTCGAATACTCCCGTCTTCATGCGTTCCCCCGCTGGCCCCCGCCGGTGGCTTCGGCCATCGTCGGGGCCTGCATCTGGGTTTCTGGCGCCTGCATGGCGGACTCCACGCCGCCTTGGCCCCCGCCTTGGCCCATTGCCTGAGAGAGTTGCGCGGCGGCCTGCATCATCTGCTGCTGCTGCATCATCTGCTGGATCTGCGCCTGGAGGAGCTGGAGGTACTGCTGGACGAGCGGGACGAACGCCGGATTCAGTAAGGCGAATTCCGGCGATTGGGTCCACTGGAGGATCTTCCGGTAGTGCTGATCCGGCGGTTCGAGCGTCGCCCCCTGCGGCAACTGCCCCTGGAGGAGGAGCCCAATCGCTTCCTCCGCTATCAAGCGCGGCCCCTCCGGCATCCCTTGGGGACGCTGGAGATAGCGCGCGGGGTCGAGGGTGTTCGCCTGGATCAGATCCTTGCCCCAGTTATACACGTGCTCCGGTGTCACCAGCCCCAACTGGAAGAAGAGCGGCGAGACCAGGGCGCTCCCCACCGCCATCAACGCCTGGCTGACCAAGCCCTTATTCGTGTTGAGCAAGGTCGCCTGGAAGTCGAACGCGAGCGGGATCGCGATTTCTTGAGGATCGTCGATCATCCCGTAGGCGTCCTCGTGATCGAGCGGTTTGCCGGCGACGAGATACTCTTTCTTCCGCGGGAGATGCCGGGTGTTCAGCGCATGGATGTCCGCCCACACGGTCGCCAACCCCCGGAAGAGCCGCCGGAGCACTTGCTCGGGCATGGCCGCTCCCTGCTGGAGAATCGCCATCGTGGTCCCCACCGTGCGCAACGCGGAGGCCTTGCCCGTCGGCACCTGGCCCTGCTGGAGCGGCCCGATCTGGATCAGCCGGTCCATCATCTGGAGTCCGAACGCCACCATATTGAGCCCGAAGGACTGGTCCCGCGAAGGCCATGCGATCGGGACCAGATCCTGCCCGGGATTATCGACGGGAATGAACTCCCCCGGGGCCAGGTGCAGGGTCTCCGGCTTGAGGCCGCTACTGGCCCGGTAGGTGCCCGCCGGGAGGTTCGTGATGGCGCCGTAATCCACCGTCTGGTTCAGCATGATGTGGATGAAGTCGTGGAGCCCCTCGCCCAGCTCCAGCACCCCGATGCCGTAGAGCTGCCCCGGCACCTCGATGTACCGCCACTCCTCCAGCGGCCGGCGCACGGGGAGCCCCGGATGCACCTGGGTCAGCGCCTTCACGCGGCAGAGCGTTTCGGATTCCAGGATCACCCACGCGACGGCTTCCTCGTCCAAGCCGTCCTCGTCGAGGTCGGTCGGGCCGTACCATTTGACCAGCGTCACCCACTCGCGGGCTTCGTCCTGGCCGGGGAACGCCGTCAGCCCCGCTTGGGCGTCGGCCTGGCGTTTCAAGAGCTCCTGCTCGCCCTCTTGGAGGTCTGTGGGCACCCGGGGGCCGCTCGTGCCCGCGATCGAGTCTAGATCCTCCTCCGTCAATTCATTGTAGAACCCGGTCTCTCTTCCGCGCCGGATCTCGTCCACGCGGACCCGAGAGAACCGCGCCACCCACGGCGCTCCGTTGGGGTTCTCTTCCGTCACGGGCTGGAGGTTCTCCGACCGCATGGGCGCCACCAGGTCCTCCAGGAGCATCGGGAGAAACACCGGGCCGTCGTAGGTGATCGCGGTCCAAGTGCGCGTCACTTCGATGCGCATGTCGTCGAGTTCCGTGATGCGGATCTTGACCTCCGTCGGGTCGTCCTTCGCGGGGTCGGTCGGGGGGAAGGTCGCCACCCACCGGTGGCCGGTCTTTTTCGTTCGTTCCAACATCGTCGGGACGCGTCCCCCGAACACGACATCGGTCAGGAACGCGGGCATGAGCGCCGCGAAGTCCTCCTCCGGTTCTCCAGGCCGAAGATAGACGTCCGACCGCGTGACGGTCGCTTCCCGGCGCGCCCAATAGGTCTCCGCGAACGCCGTCCCATCGTCCACGCCGCCGTCGATCCATTGCCCGATCCGGCGCTCGCCGTCGGACTCCGAGAACACCTGGTGGTCGATCAAGTGGGTGGCGCGCTCCCCGCGCTCCCGGAGCTCCCGGCGGAGGGTCTTGGGGGTCATCACGGGGCGAATGCCCACCACCGCGTTAAAGAGCCCCGCTTTTACCCGAAGACTGTCGGCCGCCAGGATCGGCACGTGCTGAGAGCTCGCCCCGATCCATGGGAACGTCTTCTCTTCCCGCGCCGTCCACCCCCGGTATTTCGCGAGGCGGTCGGCCCGCAACTGCATCCACGTCGTGCGCTCCTCCTGCGCGTGACGAACGAGACGGAGGACCTTTTGCGCAAGGTCGGCATGGGGGCGGGCGGGCGCCTCAGTCTTCTGAAGGTCCTCGCCGGGAGTCTGGGGGGTTGCGGGGAGAGAGCGAAGGTCGTCAGGCATGTTTTACTTCTCTTTCTTGACGATATAAAAAGACCTGCATCGCAACCCACTGTCGTTTATCATACTCAGGCGATTCATGGTCGCTTCCCCAACGTGCATGAAACATACTCCAAAAGTCCTCCCAGGAGTTTAGATCATCGGGCATGGGCATGCTTTCTTCCGCGTCTCATTGCGGCAGTTGAACGTCGATTCCGACGAACCCGGAATTGCACACGCCCTCGGAACACACGAAAGTCCATGTTATGAACCAATCCACAATCACAACACGCCAGTTGATAATTGCGTCGGATCGGTTGCACCCACTCATTGGTTTTCGGTGTGTCATACCGCACAAACAGCCCCCCGTTTCTTGGTCTTGGCAAAGCATCGGGCGGAGCAATACACGCGCCGAGGCGCGCCAAGCTGTCCGCGGGGCTTCGCAGGGAGGCCCCGCCCGCACATCGCGCACACGGAGCGAATCTCGCCCGGCGCCTCCGCCTCCGTCACGAGCAGCCCATCGAGCGTCCACGGCGCCCTTATCGCACGCTCCACCAGGGTCCCCACGCGATCCAGACGCTCGCCCCGACGACGCCGACCATCACGCCCAGCCCGAACGCCGTCCACACCTCCACCCGAAGGGGGAGACGCGGGCGCACATGCTGGACGTTCATGTCTTCCGCTGCTCACAGAGCAACCGATACACACGATCATTCGGAGCACAAGCCGTCCACCACCGTTCCTCATCCTCTGGACAATACGCTCGCGCGAATGCGGCGCAGACCGCCGCAGATCGACTCACCCCGGCTTCACAATAGACCGCAATCGCCTCTGGGATTCCATCCCGGACAGAAAGACCGGACTCGTCCTCTTCAACGAAACGCCATAGGCGCGTCGCCATCTCAACGGTGAAGGGAACGAGCACGCCCGTCTCAATCGCGTCCTTTACGATGTCACAATCGCGATCTCGAAGATCGTGAAACGCGACAAAGAGGCGATCCAACCGCGTCGGATCGGCCACGAGGCGCGGCAGGGGAGATCCGGGATCGTAAATGCTGATCACGAGATGCGGCACTCCAACAGGAACCTGCTCGCTTCGTTCCCGTGAGCCATTCAAGAGCTTCATCGTCGACTCAATCCCCGCCCGCACTCTGCGCACGGGGGCACGGAGGTGCCGGGAGGCACGACAGGCGCATCGCCGACCGGACGGAACTCGTAAAAGTAATGCCCCGAAGTCCACGCCCACTCATGGGTCCAGACTTCATACACGGTCCGCGCACAGTGGACGCAGTAGAGCACGCTCTCTCGCATGTGCAAGCCCGAGCAATGCTCCGCGCACGTCGGCCGACGGACCAGGGGCGTGTCGTGGCGCGTGCTCCGCTGACCGGAGAAGCCCTGCGCGCGGGGACCCTCCGGACCGTGGATCTCGCCCCAGGTATCAGTCATGGGGCTCAAGATGCGAGAGGAGTTCTTTCGTGATCCACTGCATCCACGCTTGCGTCACAACGCTCACGCACTCAGAACAAATGCCCCGTTGCACTCCGCGCACCATTACCTCGATACACGGCCATGCGTGTTGGAGGCGACAAAAATCACACCCCATGCTCACGCCTGCCTCCACCCGCACCCCGCGCAGAAGAACGTTTCCTCCTTCAGCAACTTGTAGATCGTCGATCCGCAGCGGGGACACGTGAACGTCCACATCTCAGTTCAGTCCCCACAGCACCCAGCACACCCACGTCACGGACTCGTTCTCCAGCGTGAGCACCGTCCCCCAGTACGGGCGGGCGACCTCAATCGACTTTACACTCATCGTCCTCTGGCGCCCAATTCCGCGGCACCCCGCAGCGGAGACAGCGGCACACGACCAACTCCCGCTCGCCGTCGGCGAACGGGTCCCACGCATGCCCAACGATCTCGCAGGCCCATTCCGCCCAGGTCCGTCCGATGAACGTTCTCGTTCCGTCCATGTCTAGTAGCCCCCTCGCGGCGTTCCCACCCGGATGATGGCCGCGCCGCGCTTCAATCCACGGTAACTCAGGTTTCCATTCGCAAAGTACCGCAACAGATCCGGAAAATCTTTGTGTCGATCGCGGACTTTCTCTTTCGCCTCTCGGTCCCCGCCCTTGTATTCATCCCACGACCAATGGGAGAGGCCGTAGATGAACTTCGTGCACGTGCGCATCGCCTCGAACCGCGGGCGGCGCGTGAAGGGATCAGGACGCAAGAGCTCGTTCACGTGCTGAATGCCGAGCGGGATACTGTCGTTGGCAAGATCGCACCGAAGTCCCGCGCGGTCATAGGCCATCCGGTGCGTCCACCCGCGCTCCAGGAGGTCATTGCCCTCGGTCGCGATGTTGGGGTCCATCAAGCGGAGCACCGGCGCGCAATGCGCCCGCTCCTCCCACTGATGCACCGCGCCGACACGCTCGATCACATCGCCCGCTGCTTCGAGTTCCCCGATCATCACCACCCCGTCGGAGGGCGTCAAGGCAAACCAGCCGTTGGCATCGGCCTTCCGGGGATGCGGGTCGATCACATGCACCACGGGCCACTCCGTCGGCACGGCGAAGGACGCGATCACGTGCGAGAAGGGTTCCGTGTTGGTGCCGCCGCAGGTCGGGCACGTCGGCACGCCCGCCACGATCTTCTTCGAGCAAGTGAAACACCACTGGGCGGGATAGGGCGCAAACAGCGGATAGACCACGCCCGAGAGGTGGAGGAACCGCCCGTAGAGCCGGGCCTCGCGCTGGGCGTCGGTCCACGTGCGCACCATCGCGGCGATCTCCTCCGCCGTGTTGATTGGGTTCTTCTCCGTCCAGAGCGTGACGGTCTCATAGCGCGGGTCGCGGTCGGGGCCGGGGAGCCCGCGCTCATACACTTGGTCGTAGAACCACGCCACGTCCGAGCCGGAGATCACGGTGTTGCCGGGCTCGACCTCATCGGGGGGTGTGAAGCCCGTCAGGAGGCGGCCTTTCACATCGAGGGTGCGGAGTTGATTCTCCCGGTAGATCCGTTGGGGAGGCAATTCATCATGACAGGCGACATGAAGAGAACTGCCTGCGAAATCGGACGTGTCTTGGTTATAGGACATGAACTGGAGAGAGGAATAGCCGCGGATCTCACAGCGTTCCCCGTTCGCTCCCACCCACAGAGAATCCACGGCGACCTTCAACGTATCGGTCCTGGCGCTATAGGCCTTCTCCCACGTCCCGCCGGGCAGGCACCGCCGGGGAATCCATCCCCAGTGGCCCAAGCCCGTCTCGGGCTCCGCCCCCTCCCAACAATCCCACCGGAGTTTCGGCTTGATCACGGGATCGAGGGTCCGCGTCATGGAGTTACACACGAGGCGGGCGCGGCATGGCAGGCGTCCCCGAAGTTTCTCCGTCGGATAGATGCCTTGGAGCGCGACGGGGATGTGACCCGTCAACGCGATCGCAAGTTCCGAGAGCATCGTTTCAGACTTCCCGCTTCGATTTCCGCCCACGATCGCCACTTCTTGCGCCGTGCTCTTATGCACGGCCCATGCATCGGGGTTGAGCGGCCGGTAGTGCGCGAGGGCCACCTCTTGGCGGTTCTGGAGCCACCCCGTTGTGAGCGCCTCATGGACGGCGGCGTAATAGTCAGGGGTCTCCCGTTGGACGCGCTGGTGATCCTCCGCCGTCCAGGTCGCAATCTCGGCCAGATCAATCAGGGGCACGCGTCACCGCCTTCCGCCCCGACCGCAGCCGCTGCCCCGCACGCCTCACTCGGCGGGCGGCACGACGACGGCGGGATGGCTTCCGCATGGCGTCACGAGGTGGCGTTTGAGCCAATCCTCATCCTTGTCTCCCAGCACCGTCGCGTGAGCCATCCAGCACTCCTGGCGCGTCTCGAACTGCGCGAACTTCCCTTCCGCCATCTTCCCTGGCTCCAATGGCCCCACCACCAGAAAGAACCAAAAGAGCGCCTCCATCACGTGACGGGTTCTCCCGCCCGCGCCCGCATCCATCGGCGCCACGCCTCCGAGCCCACGTGGCTCGGATCACCACCCCAGCGGTCCCGATAGCGTTGCCGGGCGAGCACCTGCCGACGACGCTGCACCGCGACCGTCGTCCCCCGGATCTTCGCTTGGGTGTCGTAGGGCGAGAGTCCCTGCGCGCGGTACGCCCGATAGGTCCGCCGCTGCCAGGACCGCACCCGACACGCATGCGCCCACCGCCACCGCGCCACCGCCATGCAATGGGCGTACGCGTTCGCGGCCACTGCATCGTGACCGAGAAACAGCCGTGCGAACCAGTAACGGCTCCCAAGACGAATCTGATCGCCCAGCCCCCGGCAGAACCGGCACCCCCGGCGGGTGGACGGCGAGGGCGCCCACGGGTGGCCGCAAATCGGGAAGCGGCGCTTAGACCGAGCAGTGATAATCCGTTCTCCAGCGTCCGTTTCGCTTTTCAATTTCGATGTCTACCACCGTCACTCCCAGATCGTGCGGGATCAGCCCCCGCTGCTCGACGTACCCCGCTTCCGTCCCGTCGAGATAGGCGCGTTGGAAACTCCCGCTCCCGATGACGTACCGTTTGATGCTCCCGTGGTCGAAGTCGAGCCCGCTCCGAGGGACGGCCATCTTGGCGTTATCGTGCCCGCTGATCACCAGATGCGCCGTGGGGGCGATCTCCGCCGCCCGGATGCGACGCATCACGCGCCCCCCGTAGGTCTGGGCGCCGCCGCCCCCGTGCCAGCAGAGCACGTCCAGGTGGCAGGCGTGCGGAAAGGAGAGGCGGAGATACGCCACCCCCGTCCCCCAGTAGTGGCACCCGAGATTCGACGCAAGCCATGCGTCGGATGAGCGTCCCTGCCACGCACCGGCCGCCGTCTGCGTGGCGAAGAGGTAGTGATGATGACCGGTGAGCAGGCCCAGGAAACAGTGCTTGATGGGGGCCAGGAGGCGGAGAAACTCGCGGAGATCCGTGAGGTGCGCCCGGTCGATCTTCACGTTGGTCGTTTCGTGGAGGGCGCCGGTGGTCATCGCCCGGCGCTCGGTCGGAGAACCAAAATCCAGATAGTCGCCCAGACCGGGAATTCGCACAAGTTCTCCATGCTCCCGCTCACGTTCCTGCACCCACCGCACGAAGCGGATGACGCGGTCCCGGTCGCATTCGGGCGTGTCCCAATGGACGTCCCCCAGCGCCACCAGCCGGAGACGCTGGCCGACCTTCAACGGGATCGGGTAGGTCCGCTTAAACATCCTCCAGGTGCTCCGCAGGCGTCAGCAGGGAGGGGGTGCGAAGATCCACGCGCACCCGATACCCCGCCTCCAGCGTGGCGCCGCCCCGCTGATAGAGCGCCGCCGCCGGCCGGTCCGCTCGCGCGAACCCCGCCAGCCCGTGCGCGCCATACGCCCGGGCGGTCCGGGCCACCGCCCGAAGCAGCCCCAGCCCTGTCCGTCCCGTTCCATGCCACTCGGGCGCGACCGCGAGGGCATGCACCCAGCATTCCGGACGCCCCCAGTCCCACCGCACGGCGCCCCGCAGGTGTCCGCTTTGGTGCTCATCCACGAGCCACCAGCCGTCGAGATCCGGAACTCCGTACGCCCGCGGGATCTGATCGGTCGCCTCCAACAGGCGGAGTAGGGCGGGACGGTCGGATTCCACGATCCACCGGATCATTTGGCAGGACCGCCCGCGACGGCCCCAAGCGGTCCCGCCGGGCCTTGACCCGCCGACGGGGCATTCCCCGCCGAGGGAGCATTCCCGATCCCGGTCGCCGCGCCCATGAATCCGCCGAACAAGCCGCCGATCCCGATCCCAGCGCCTCCTCGCTGTCCTCCGCCGATCATGCCGCCGATCCCCGCGCCAAGCACCCCCAATCCCGGTTGTCCCATTCCCAGCCCCGCCAGGCTTCCCAGGAGCCCCCCGATCTGTCCCCCTTGGAGGGCGCGTCCCACAGAAAGATGCGCCAAGCTAGAGAGCGGGGAGGGCGGATTTCCGGCCCGTCCGGGGTCGGGGTTCGTGTCGGCCGGCGGTCCAAATCCCCCGCCGATGTCCCCCGTCTGACCCGACGAAGTGCCGCCGCCTCCCATGCCGGGAGCGCTTCCAGCGGGACTCCCCGGCGGTCCCCCCAACGCCGCGGCTTCCGAGGCCGAGATGCCCGCCGCCGCGGCAGAGGCTTCTCCCAGTCCTGCCGCTGCCGCAGCCCCGATCTCTCCTGCGGTCGCTTGCCCCACGTCTCCTGAAATGCCTGGGTCTCCCCCGCCGCCCCCGCCGTCTCCTCCCCCGCCCGCATCGTTATGCACCAGCCACGCCCGCTCCCCGTCCCAGACGTAGAAGGTGTGCGTGGGTTCGACGGAGAGGTTCCACACGGGCTCGGCCGGGAGGCCCGCCTCCACGTGCTGCACGTCATGCAGCCCGTCCGCCGTCCAGAGCGGGTCGCCCAGCTTCACGTAGATCGCCCGGACCCACCGTTTCTCGCCCGCGAGTCGATGCCAGTCCGAGACGATTAGGCCGTCGATCCGGCGCAGATCGTCCACGGGGGCCGAGGCCGTGACCTTCACCACTCGCGCCACCGTGGGTCGAGCGCGCTCCTCGTCCCATGAGGCGACCATCTCCTCCGGGCGGACCTCGGCAATCGATTTCCTCGTCCCATCGGCCATGACCACTCGCATCGACGCCGGGAAACACGCGGCCGCCGCAGGGCCGCCCCCGCCATCCTGTCGTCCAAGGCCCAACGCCGCCTGCTGGCTACTGAGGAGGCCTGTCAGGCTTTCGGACTGCCCCGGAGACGCTCCCACGCCAGGGCCGAAGGCGGTTTCGAGCTCCGCCAGGCGGGAGACGTTGAGGGGCGGCGTGGGGCTCTGGAAGCCCTGCGGCGCCGTGAACCCCAGCGCGGAGGTTCCCATCCCGCCCGGACCCGGGAAGGAGGTGACGCTTTGGGCGCCGCGCGATTGGAGCGCCCGGATGAACGCCGTCAAGCGCGGGTCGCCGCCTTCGAGAGGTGCACTTAATTGCAAGGGCCCATAAAATGGCATTTAGTGTATCTCTACTTCTTCACGAATCCCCGTAAGATAATCTGCCGCCCTCAAAAGTCTTCCCACATCATCCTTAAAACGTCCCAATCCATAGTTGCAATCATTGCACAAGAGCCCACGCACTTGATTCGTCCCGTGGTTGTGATCAACAACCAACAACGTTTCGGCTTTACAAATCGCACATGCGTACTGTTGATCCGCTAACGCCTGATCATAGGCTTCTTCTGTCAGACCATATTTCCACCGAAGCCACTTATAATGACTTCGTGTGCGTTCACGATGTCGCATGCGCTGCTGTTGATCTTTTTCTGGATGTTTCCTCCGCCATCGTTGCTTATATTCGGTCGCCTTTCCAGGACGTTTCCCAAACCATTTCGGCAGATAAATCCGAAGATAACAAGCACGGCAGAAACCCTTCGCGCAATGAGGGACATGTGGATGACAGTCGGCCATTCGCTTGGGCCTTGCCACTTTTTCTACCCCTCCTTATCGGCGCCGATCCATTTCACCGCCAGGAGCACCCCCCCGATCAACGCGAACATCCCCAGCCCCCACCAGCGTTCCTCCGCCGGCGCCGCCACCAGCCACACGACTACAAGCCCCAAGAACAAGGCCGCAAACGCGATCATCGTTCCCACCGCCCGATTGCGTCCCGCGTCCGTGCCCGGTGGATGGAGGGCGACGGCTGATCGGTCAGCTGCCCGCACCGGCAGCAGCGCGCGTGGCAGAATCCCCCGAGTTCGCAGAAGCAGTGCCGCCGACATTCCGCTTGGCGCACGTGGCGGAAGGCCAACGCCAAGGCCACGTCAATGGCGCGGGCGGTCCGGGAGATCATCCCACCACCCACCGCCGCCCGCACGCCGTCCACCACACGACCCTCGACGCCCTCATCCGCCTCCACGCAATCTCCACCCGCTCGCCCGCGCAGCAGCGATAGATCGTCCACGCGCCGCGCCGGGATTGCGTCAATCCTCTCCTCATCGGTGTCATACTGGCACCTTAGACCGCTGAAAGACCGGGTGACACCCCTGCCCATGCCCACGTAAGGGGGGGGGCCTGCCGACGAGCCCCACCGTCACCAGGCTGACACTCGGTGCCGCGTTTGGTCGTTGACATAATGCGTGTTATCGGACATGCCCATTAAGTACGCGGAACATCAGTGGTATCCTGAGTGACGATCTTGGGCACCTCAGGCCAGTGATCCTTCCGCCCCTTGTAGCGCCTGGGAACCTTTACAAGCGGCCCACTTGTAAGGTCGGCTGAGGTACGGCCCAGCGCCGCCGGCGAGCGAGAGGGGTCCGAGACCGTAGAGCCATCGGGATTTCCTATACCGTCTATCGGCATCTTCGTCAGCGCGCGCCCGGTGGTCCGTTGGAAGCGAGCGAGGATAGCGGTGAGCTGGGACTGATGCTCGGGGAGGCCGCCGAGGATCTCCGTGGGGCGCCCTTCGAGAAGCAGCACGTTCTGCTGGGCGAAGTTGCCGGTCTGGGCGTAGCGGAGGGCGTTGAGAGAGTCTTGGGACGTGAGGGCTTCTTTGATGCGCGTATGGACCAACGCTAAGGTGGAGCGCCAGGAGTCGAGGTCGGCGTCAGAGAGAGCCGTGGGCGTCGAGACCTCCTGAGAGGTTCTTCTACACGATCGACGAGGCGGTGTCAAGTGTCTCCTGCGAGCCACACCGTGTCTCGTTTCGGCCACTACTACGGGCGGTAGGGAGTTTGAAAACACTTGGAACACGGAGAGAAGGGCTATCGTCTCCCTTTTCGGAGATTGCAGTTTTCATGCGTCAACTGAAAGTTCTCTACCCGATGCGCTCCCCCATTGAACGCGGGCACAATATGGTCAATGTGAATGTTCTCGTCCAGCGGGTTTTTGCATACCCGACAAAGAGTTCCATCTCGTTCGAGAAGAAAAGAGATCATCGCTTCCCGATACTCTTTATGGAACATTCGAGTGACGGGTCGGCGCTTCAACTCGGCAATCCTCTGTTGAGCGCGTTGTTTCCTGAGCAGATGACGACGAGCATGGGTCATGCTCCAAGGGGACCATTTTCTACAGGTAGTGGTCCCACTATATCTAGGGTGTGGCATGTTCACCACACAAGGAAAGTCAAAACCACTTTCCCTCGGGTCTGTTCGCGATGCACCCACCAGCGGTTGTGGGCAGGAAAGTGGCATGGGAGATGCTTTGAGAGAGGGGCAGGAGGGAGCGACCATGAGCCGACAAAGTGGAGATGAGGTGAAGGACGCCCGGATTGAGGGGGAGAAACCATGAAGAACGATCCCGAAGCCAGCACGTTTCAACAGAGGCCCGCGTATCGCTATATCCGGGCATCCGATCACGTCCCCACGAAGGAAGGGACGGTCGTGTTGATCAAATTGTTCAACCCCACAGGCGCTGGCACGTGGTATATCGCGGAGTATGATCCCGAGACGCGGACGGCGTACGGGCTCGCAGACATCACCGACGCCGAACTGGGATATTTCAGCATGAAAGAACTCGTAAATTTTCGGGGACGGTTTGGCCTTCCGCTCGAACGCGATCTGTGGTGGAAGCCTTGCCCGCTGAGCGAGGTGAGAGCGCATGCCCACACATGAAGACCGCCTGACCGTCGCCCTGCACATCCAGCGAGCGGACATTCCGGCCCTCGCGGGCGACCCCCTCGGGTTCAGCGTGGATCTCTCTGACCCCCAAGACATCCGCCGCGGGGAGAAAGCGTGGGAGCTACTCGCCTTTGTCGTCGACCATGTGCTGGAGGAGGCGCTGGTGAAGCTCGGGATCACCGCCTGTCAGCGCTGCCAGGGCACCGGGCGCTACTGGTTCGCGTGGATAACGGCCAGCGGGAGCGAGGAGGGGGAGGAAGTGCCGTGCGAAGTGTGCACGCGGGCCAGGATCAAGGACACGTTTCGAGGGATGGAAGGACAATGAACCTTCTCTGTCTTGTCAATGGGCGCCATCTCCCTGGATCACAATGGGAAAAGGAGTGTCCGCTCCGAATACGTCCCAGCGGGGGCCGTCTGATACCTCAACTTTCACGATCAACACGGCTCCTAGAGGCGCCTAGGCGCTCTAGAGGGCCTTCTAGGAGGTCGCCATGAGCCGCACCATCACCGCCCGCCGCTGCCCCGATCCCGACCATTCTGCGTTCGGAAGCATAAGCGCCACCCCCGATGAGCCCTTCTGTTGGTTGTGCGGCAAGAAATTGGAGCCCGTCTACGCTTGCGCCTGCGGGCGGCCGCTCGGGGCCGCCGACCGCTACTGCCCCAAGTGCGGCAAGGGCGTTTGAAAGGGATGGTCACCTTTCGCCAGCAAAGGAGCGCTTGTGAACGGAAGCACTTAACTGGGGTGGTAACAAACCATAACAGGTTTGTTTACCTGTATAGATATTTAGTACCCCAGTAGGGTTTTGGAGTGGTTGTGAATAGATGCACATGGTCACATACGGAGGTCGAACATTGAAACGTAATAAAGCCTGGTGGGCCGCTCGATCTTCACGTCAACGATGGGTAATCTGGAATTATGAACGCACACGAAATAAATCTTACAGATCCCCTTATCTTCCCGATGATTGTTCTGAGTGCGGGGTTTGTGGACAGCCATGCCTGGGTGGCCCTTGCGGTGCGTGTATCAACGAATACACGGCGGCACTAGAGGGAGGAGGGTTTAGGGTTCATGCGTCGCCCGCCAATGCTTGATCAGGGCCGAGAGTTCAATCTGGCCCAGCTCCTCCTGGCGGATCAACTGCTCGACCGCAACGCAAATAAGCTCATGGAAACTCGCCCCAGTCTGCTCCCGGCTCAGAGTCAGCCACCGATACAACCGCTTGGGAAGATTGGGGATTTTGAACGTGAACGTCGGTGGGGTCAAGGGGCGTCCTCCTCTTGCTGCTCCTTCGCTCGGCGCTCGCGGCTGGCCTTGACCAAAGGACCGAACCGTTGAGGGCTGACCGTTCGATGGCGAAGGGTCACTGGGTCGCGGATCAGATAATGAGCCCGAGGGGCATTGCCTTTATACTTACGGCGTTCCAGCCGGTAGCACCCCGGCGCCCGTTCCTCCATGTACCAGCAGGCCATCACCGAATCCTCGATGGCGCTGGCCCCGCGGGTGGCGTAGGTCGGCCGGCGGGCGTATTGGCGGGTTTCCTCATCCCGTTCAGGCTTCCCCATGTGGGAGAGGACCAGACACGCCGCCTGGGGCGCCATGCGGGCCACGTCCTCCATGGCGTTGATGAGCTGGCGCATCAGAGCGTTATCGTTCTCGATGCTGAACCCCGTGGCGAACGCCAGCAGGGGATCGAAGGTGATCAGCCCCGCCCCCCGTCCCCAGGCGCCCAGCGTGCGGACCGCCCCGTTGGCTGGCACCCCGCGCTGAACCAGAAATTGCCGATGCTCGGGTCCGAGCAACGTAAACGCCCGCTCATCGGGTACGGGGATCTGAAGTTTCTTCCACAACTCTTTCACCGTCTCCCGATGATGTTCGCCCAGGCAATACATCGTTCTAGGGACGATGCGGGTCGGGTGGAGGCTCCCCCACAAGGGAGTGCCCGCGAGGCACGCCTGCGCGATCTCCAGCGCGACGAGGGTCTTCCCGACCTCCGTCTCCCCCGTGATGAGACAGACCCCCCACGAGGGAAGGAGACCCGGGATCAGGTCCGGCGGGTAGTTGGGGGACATGTCGGCGATCCATTGATCCGGACACGGCGGGGGGGGCGCAGACACCATGGGAACACCGCCGACCCTAGCATGCGCGTCTGGTCACAGTCAAGTGCCATCTTTGCACTTGACATCGGGGATATAGCAAGCGCAAAGTGAGGTCACCATGTGTTCACATCAGTGGACGAAATGGAAAGTCAAAACCCGACAAATGAGACTGGTCGGAGGACTCTTCGTCAAAAAAGAAGAACACAATCGGGAGTTCACGGAAGAGTTTCAAGAACGACGATGCGAAAAATGCGGGAAGACTCAACGCGAGCGAGTCGGACCTTGACCTTTCCGTATGGCATCCCGAAGCGCACGCTCAAGCAACGCCTCAAGCAACGGGGCGTGACCCATGCGGCACTGGCGAAAGCGGCGCACGTGGATCGCACGACCGTCACCCACTGGCTCGCGGGGCGCCTCGTGTCGCGCAAGATCGAGCGGACCGTGCGGCGAGCGGTGCGATGATCGCCGTCTACAAGCTCACCGATCCCGAGATGCGGTCTTACGGTAGCTACCAGTGGGTGCTGGGGAAGCCGCGGACGTTCCCCGGGACCGGCGACCTCTGCGGCCCCGGATGGGCGCACGCCTACACGCACCCGCTGCTGGCCGTCCTGTTGAACCCGATCCACGCCAACTTCCCGGCCTATCGCCTCTTTGAGGCCGAGGGCGTGATCGGCCGGACCGACCACGGGCTCAAGATCGGCTGCTCCCGGCTCACCCTAACCAAGGAATTACCGCTCCCCGCCGTCACGACCGAGCAGCGCGTCCGGTTTGCGATCTTCTGTGCCCTGGCCGTGTATGCCGACCCCTCCTTTGTCGCGTGGGCCGAAGCGTGGCTGAGCGGAAAAGATCGGTCGCGGGCGGCGGCGGCGTCGGCGGCGCGGGCGGCGGAGGCGGC